TCTCCGAAGTTTATAGCTCTAGTTATGTTTGACTGTATCTGTGACTCTTGTGTTATCAAATTAATTCTTCTTTGTAGCTTTTCATTTCTTGATTGTTCTTTTTCGTCAATTCCAGCTAATTGAGTGTCAATCTTAAATAAGTCTATTGCTAATTTTTCATCAAATTTAGCTTCTATATCTGCTCTAAGACCTTTATTTCTTACTCCTTTTAACTCGTCTCGCCTTGCAGCATTGTTTTGAACATCTATAATTCTTTTTTGTAAAAGTAAATTCTTTCTCTGCCCTGCAAATGTTTGAGCTTCTTGTCCAAATACTTTCTGTTGCTCAATACTTAATGTTGTACGAAGAACATCTGCTGCTAAATCAACCTCTCTTCTCAACTTTGCTACCCTACCTATTGATTCCTGTATTCGTTTATTAAATCTCTCAAAGAAATTATCAACAACAGGTAAGTCTGGTATCAAACCTCTTAGAGTGGATATTCCTCTATTAAAGGTTTTAAATATCTCAGCAACTAGGAAGGATATAGTTCCTATTCCTGTTAGTAGCGGTCCACCAACAATGGATAAGGTTGTGCCAGCACTGTTAACAAGTTCGCTGAATCCTGCATTTAGAAGCTGTACCTGTCTGTTCACGTCTCTGGTTACGTCAGCAGACGCACCTGTTCTCTTCTCTACTTCCCTAGCTAATATTGCTCTTGCCTCATCCTGTCTGCCTAGTTCTTTTAATAAATCAACTTGTGCTCTTAGTTCTCCGCTAATTATGATGCTTTGTTCTTCTAGTTTCTCAAAACTTATCTGATCTATTGCATCGCCTAGAGCATTTGCTCTTCTTACAAGTTGCTCAAGTTGAGTACCTATCGCACTACCAAATATCTGTGCACCGAACTCTTCCCCTGGCTTTGCTCCAAGACTACCGAGAACACTACCAGCAACAGATCCAACACCTCCACCAAAAAGTAAAGGGAAACCTGCACCGAGTAATCTACCTTGTCTCTGTTTTGCTCTCTGTCTATCTGATTGTTTTTCTTCCTGCTTTTGCTGTCTTAATCTTCTCTTACGTACATTGAACAGATCCATCTCCATGCGAAGTCTATGCTCTAGTTGATCGTTTATCTTTTGATCTGTTTTTAGTTCTTCTTTCTTTTCTTTTACTTTCTTCTTGGGTTTTGCTATACCAGCAGCAGTATCCGATGCTTTTTGTATATCTGCATTTATCTTCAACTGTTTACCTATGGCCTGACTTATATCTAAGAAGTCTTTTGAGTTAACCTCAGCCAGTTCCAGCATCCTGTTAAGGAGACCCATAGCCTCTCTACCAGCAAGCATAGTTTTTGGAAATGCCTCTATTTCTTTCAGTCTGGCTTTTACGTTTGCACCAGTAGCACCTGGATTCAACGCTTTTTTATCACCACTTGCCATTGCAAAAGCAACAGCTTCCATTCGTATCTTTTTAAAGTTACCTGCAAGTAAAGCAGTTGCCTTATTTTGTCTTTCGGCTGCACTATTGGCTGCGTCAAATGCTGCTCTTACCTGAGAAAGTTGATCTCTTACTTTTCCTATTGATCTTCCAAAACCATCGGTTCTAAAAGGGTTAAATAATTTTGCAGCTATTTCATTACCTTTTTCTATCTCTTTTCTTAGCTGCTCCATTCTCTTTTGAGCAGCAGAAGTCTTTACTCTTACAGGTTTTTTACTTAATCTATCTACAGTTTTTTCTAACTGAGCTATCTTTTTTAAAGAGTCTTTTAACTCNTTATCTATCGTTCTTATTCGTATATTTAGATTCTTCTCTGCCATTTCGACCTAAATAAACAATTATATAGACTATTCTACCGTGATTTGGGTATAACGCTCCTTCTTTGTGTTCTATCTTGTGCTTTTTCTTGTTCTTCGTTACGTAACTTGTAAAAGGCAGCCCAACCTACCATTTCTTCAACAGTTAATTTACTGCACAAATCCCGTACAGTCATTTTTAGTTCGTTAGCTAAAGAGTATATAAACTGCCAATCAGGATTAGCTTTTCAATTCGGCCTTAGCCTCATCTACCTCCTTTTCTGCTCCTGCCTGTAACATTTCAAGCTGTATTTCCTGTAAAACGCTGGCTGCTACTTCTCTACGTAAAGAAGCCTTGTCACCATCGGCAAAAATACGTTTTCCTCCTTTATCTAATGCTTTTTCAATCATTAGCTGTAAGGCAAAGTCATTATTATCTTCTGATCCACTCTTTTTCTGTATCATTTCACGTTCAGCTATTGTAAGTGGATGCCAGTAGACAGTAAGCACTACTTCTCCTTCAGAATTGTTGATATCATATTTATAGAGTTGGCTTACTCCAAAATTATTCTTAAGAAGATCAATAGCTCTGGTCATAATTCTGTTACATTGCTACTCTAATATACTACGAATTAGCAGAAAAAGCACAAGATACTATACCTAAAAAGTGTGATCTATCTTCAACCTCAATAGGTACAGGTCCACTTATTTCACCAACTCTAGGCTTACAACTAAAAGTATCTGTGTAATCAGAAGCATTTATGGATGTCAGACCAGATATTACAGATTCTCCTACAGCAGATAGCACAGAAGTACCTTTATTTTTAGGTACATAAATATTACATTGGACCGCACCAGAATAGTATGTGGCAGCAGCTCCGTGTGCCTGTACTGTTGCTTGGTTAAAAGTTATTGATATAGCAACATAGGTTATTGTTTTACCTGACAAAGTTTGTGGGATGTTGTCATAAATAATTTTTACTGTAGGGTCAGAATCATTTACTGAGTCTGTTATAGCTTTTTCAAAAGCTGCTCTGGCGTTTACTAAAGTCATAATTTTGTAAATCTACGGCCTTGTGCTGGGGCTGATCTACCAGCTTCAACTCCAGGGGATAGTACTTGTCCTGTAGATAGTCTAATGTCAGGCTTTCTTCTAAATACCATGTCAGCTATTTCTTGTATTTGTTCAAAGTAAGGAACTACACTACTGTTCGGTGAACCTAAAGCCTGACTAGCATAGTTAGCTGTATTACCTACAAATGCAGTTTCTCCAAACTTAAATCTAGGTCTGGCTGTATGTCTCGGTCTTATTATTGGAGTTCTATCCATACCTCTTTGTTTGTCTGATTTTACCTGTGTCCAAGGCGATTCCAGTGGATCTACTGCTTGAGGGCGTGATCTATCAGCCTTCCAACTTGAAGCAAAGAAACCTGTATATTGTGGACTTTGGCTAGGTAAATCCTGTAAAAGTGTCAAAACTAAGTCATTGAAAGCCTGATTAAGTTCTGCTCTTGTTTCTCTTTCTATCCTATCTGTGAAGGGGGTATCACTCATTAGAACCTCACCAATAAAGTAAACAGGTAAGTTTGACCACCCTGTTTTGTGTCAATGCTTACTATCTGTGCAGTTCTGGTAGATCCTGCATAAGTTAATACTATCTCATCTTCCATATCTGGTTGGTTGTCTCCTATAAGATCAGGAGTTATGTAAACTTTTGCCTGTCTTATTTCTACAGATAAATCTTCTTCGGATCTGACATACTCTACAGGAACTTTTAAATCAGAGTATGTTGTATCAACTGTTATCTGTTCACCTGTTTCTACGTTATAGCTTGATGCACCTTTTCTTATATAAGAAATAGTGCTGTCAAAAGAAGTACCTAAATCTGCAACAACCTGTTTGGCTACTGATCTAAATAGTGTATCTAGTTGTCCTGCCATTATCCTCTAACCACTCTCATCTGAAAACTACCTGCTCCACCCAGCATATACGCTCCGAGGTAACTTTGTAGCCAGGGGTAAACATCCATAATATTATTTATAGCTCCAGTTCCTTGACTATCGGTATTGTATTTTACCTGCAAATCTCCCAGTTTTACTTCACTAAAATTACCATCTTTACCTGTAGTGCCTGTGATTGCACCAGTATCATTTGCTAGTGCTCTGGCTAGTTCATATTGTGCGTACTTTATGTTGAGTGGTATAACGCTGCAAGATAGTTCTACTCCATCTACCTGATAATTATTTCTTGGGAACTTGAGTGCCTGACCGTCATCGCATCTATCTCCGTAGAATACGAAACTGTCGATCCATCTAGTAGCAGATATTAATGCTCTGTTCTTTTGATCGTCTGTTTTATTTGTCCAAGTTGAAGAGTCTGGGACTGTCTCAAAGTAAGTGTTGGCTTCTGTAAGCGTGACATAGCTGTTAGCGTTAGCGTCTTTTACAGTTGCATTTATGGTGGCTGCCACGGCTAGAAAGTAATTTTAGTTTTATTGTAGCGTAAAGAAAAAACCCCACCAATATTTGGCGAGGTTTGATGACCACAATTTAATCCTATTAAGAAATAGTAGATGTATCAAGTGGTGTNTTAACGATTAGCTCAACTATAGGAATTAAGTCTACATCGTATGTAGCAGCCCAGTTGCTTGAGTTCATTAACTGAGCGTTTGTTGGGTTGTCTGTA